ACTTCTTTACCAAAAATGATATTAAACTTATTAAAAGGGTGTTCAAATTGTCGTATTGATAAAATAATCTTATAAAAGAACAATTTGTTGTATTTTAGTAAGATTTATAACTTAATAAAAATTGAATGTATATTACTTATTTTTGTTTATTAAAATGACCGAAATGCCAAACGATTACATTGATTTTGCATCATATCTCCATAATCCACAAAATGAATCATTTATGACAAATGAAGAAAAAATAGCAATTGAGTGTTGGGAATCAGCACATAAATTAGGTTTTACGTCTTCATGTAGAGAACAATTAGTTATCTTGCTTAGTAAGTATTTTAGCTACCATAATAATTTAGAAAATGTAGGATTAGAATTTCAATATCATAAACTAAAGGAAAATGTGATTAAGCATAATATGATTGGACTAGTTTTATATGGATACTATAAATTAAATGAGACTACCATTAAATTATGTGACTATATTACTCAAAATAATAAAAATATTGAAATTACAGTTAATAGTGTTTGTATATATTTATTGAAACATTTTACCATGGAAGAACAAATTAAATATTGTAAATTAACACCCAATTATGATAAACATTGTGAATAAATATTATATAAGTACCACTAGTAATAATAAAAACAGTTTAGCACTATGCTTTCTTATTAAGCTATTTTATGTAGTTAAATAATTTCAAGTAAACTGAGATAGTTCTTTTAACTTTATTTTTTCTAATATTAAAAACCATAATTCTGTTGGTAACCAATAAGATTTAAGATTATATAGCCTATTATCGATAAGTAGTATTAATGTCAATATATTTTTTATTTTAATTAGTTCTTTTTGACTGAATAGACATGTCTTCAATATTTTTATAGAAAAGTATAGTTGACTATTATTATAATTTTTAGTATAGGGTTTAAGGATCTTAGTAATATCATATTTTCCAAAATTCTCGGATAAATATAATGCTAAAATACCATTAGATTCTGGATAAACTGTTTCTAATATTTTAATATTAGGGTTAGCAGTTTCTTCTATAAGAATTTTTACAATATTATACCTGTTTCTCAAAACAGCATAATGTAAAGGAGTATATTGAAAATCACCCCTTATACCTTCATTAAAATTAGTATTCTGATTTTTCATTTTATAGTTACGAATAATTTTTCGTATACCATCTAAATTTTCATCTTCTATATATGAAAATATTATAGGTTCTCTCATTAGAAATTATTTCATTTTCAAAGATTTTAGAGTTCAATTTTTTTATATCTAAAATACATAATTAAATTAGATACAATTAAAAACATATTGTAAAAAAAATAAGGCATCTTTTTATAGGCATCTAATAAAGATATTTATATTAATCATTAATATTTCTAAGATAATAATCGTGTTCAATAGTATCTCTCATTATAAATCTTTGAACATGAACATTTTTTGTTTGTCCTAATCGTACAGAGCGACCTATAGCCTGGTCTTCTATAATTTTAGATGACTCCTTATCATTATTTAATGTATCTAAAAGAATTATATGACTTGCCTCAGTTAGATTTAATCCAGAAGCAGCTTTTTCGGATGATAATAATACAACTCTAACACTTTGGTCTAGTTTAAATTTTTTAATTCTACCATTAATTACATGTATAGAACCATTTAGAAATAGATGATTTATATCGGACTCCTTCAAAACTTTTCCAACCAATTTAAGCATAGAATCCCATTGAGAAAATACGATAAATCTATTATTAGTACTATGTGATAGAATTTCTTTTAGATATCTAATCATTTCAGACATTTTAGAACCCCATTTATTATTTGGGTCCACAACGATATCGGTTTTAACAAACTCCAATTCTTTCTTATCAAAATTGAATCGACAAAGAGGACAATTCATCATATTTGACTGTCCAGCTTTAAATATATGAGTAATACATGTTGAACACATAAAATGTCCACAAGGTGTAATAGATTTAGTTTTATGTTCTAGTTCATCATAACATATTGGACACGATTCAGTTTCTTCTAGTTTTTTGTTTAGTTCATTAAAGATATTAAATTTTGATTTATTTAGAGAAATTTCATTAGTTAACTCATCTATTTGGGTGTGTATCAACTCCGTTTGTTGTTCTGGTTCTATACTCGTCAAAGTCTGATGTTGTATAGTGAGTTTGTTAATTTTTTTCTCATAATATGCTATCATTTTATTATGGATTTCATCTAATGGTAATGGTATAGTACCTAAAATTTTTATATGATGGTCTGACACCAATATATGGTTGCATAGTTGAATCATTTTATTTGTATCACCCAAAGCACTATCGTATATCACTCTTTCGATAGTTGTTTGGTCAATAAATTTAGTATTAATTGTAAAATTAGGAATATGAACTTGGTCAACAAGATTTTCTTTAGTATTTTTGATGAATAAATCTTTAGAAATGTTTTTTAGAAGATGATAAAAATCTTTACACAAAACAGAACTATTAATATTAATAACCGAGTTCCAACCCCCACGAACTTGTGGAATATTGTAAAAGTTTCGCTCTTCCCATTCAAAATCTTTTAAAAATAGGTTAGATAATCCTAAAGATTCATTCTTAGGATTTTGGAATAAGTAGAATACAATATTCCAAAATTCATTATTATTAGAAAATGGTGTTCCAGAACAAACCCACCTAAAATTAGACTCAATTTTATAGATTTCTTTTCTTAATTCAAAAGCAGTTCTTTTCGGATATTGTTTAGATAAAATTTCGTGTCCTTCATCTACAATTACCCTTTCCCAAATATATTTGTTTATGGCAACTGATGATGGATTTTCACTAATATATTTATGATAATTTTTATTTATTAGAAAGTTATACGAAACAATTATTATATCATACTCAGCGATATGGTCTTTAATTTTTTTAAATTGGGACATAGATGAAATTATTTTTGATTTTAGACCACCTGTAGCCTCTATTTCCTCCTGCCATTGTTTGCAAAGTCTTGTAGGACACAATACTAAGCTGGTTTGGTCTCTATAACTTTCCATCATTAATCCAATCATAGAGCATGTTTTTCCTAATCCTATATCGTCTGATAAAATCCCACCTCTAAAATATAGTTTACACAAATCTAAATCAGACTCAGACATCATTTGTAGTTTATCTGAAAGAAATATATTTTCATCGACAGACTTAATATTAAAGATGTGTTCAACACTTGTCTCGCCACTTGTATCAGTTTTTTTTAGTTGGAATGTATCATAAAAACCATTATTATTCCTGATTCTATGTTCAATCTGTTTCATAATATTAACATTATTTTTTTGATATTCAAATAATGTTCGTTTATATGCCGATTTAAGTTTTATTTCACTATTAGGAAGAGGTGTTTGATTAATGTCAATATTTTTTATATCTAACTTAAATCCATTACAAATTGAAAATTTATCATTATCTAATATTAAGATTAATAGTCTTGGTATGTCGTTATTTTTATAAATATTATACAAATACAGTTTGTCTATGTAAACATTTATGAACAAGTCAAAATTGTAATCACTTCTATTTTTAAATTCTAGAAAAATCTTTATGTTATCACTATAAATTTTAAATTTATCAATTAGTTCTAGTAGACCTTTTGTGTATTTAAATTTTATATAGAAATATGCTATAACTTTCATTTTAGGTAATTCATCAGTTTCTTTTAGATTTACAATCCAATTTATAGTCTTATCTATATTATTATTATTTACAACAAGACCACACATTGAAACTTCTTCAGAAAACCCCATATCAGTTAAATGGGTTACTGAGTTTTTATCTACATTATCATAATTAATTGGCTGAACTATCTCTAAATTAGAGAGACGATAACAGTTTCTTTTTTTACCTATTCTAATATACATTGGTATATTTTCGTCACAATAGGTTGAATTAATTAAAGATTTAATTCTATTAAACTGCACAAAGTTTTTTGGTATATTCTTCTTATCATTAATGAATAGTTCCATTTACAAAAAAATTGGAGTATTTGTTATTTCAATTTTATTTAAGCTATTAATATTATTGGTTATAATTTAGTTTAATAGGGAATACTATTAAAAATTATAATGAACTGATTAAACTATCTTTAGTTATATTTATAACAATTATGCATTACAAATAGCCTTTTCTAAACATGTGGCACATCTAAATGTTTGGTATTTAGTATTACGTTGTTTTTTTACGCTATATTTTATTTTTTTATTACAATCACAACAATTAGTATATAATTCATTTTTATTTTTTACATAGATATTAGCTCTTTTTTTTTGTTGTGATTCACAATTCGGACATAAAATTAATAGATTTTCAAGTCTATTATCTTTAGCATTATTATTTTTACGATATAATATTAAATTTAAAATTTTTTTATTCCATAATGGTTTAAGTTTGCAAATTTCACATATATCGTGTTTTAGTTTATTTTCTATTAAATATACTTTTAAACTTAGGTCGCTTCTAGACTTAGAATATTTGGTCAATAAATATTCGTCATATTTTTTCACCTTTTCCGTGAGGTCAAATTTAATTTTATATTCATCCATAAATTTATACTAATACTGTATTTAAGTATTTACAAAAATTAATTTTTTAGTATATTAAAAATGAATCTACCATTTTTTATTAAAGGAAATATGGTGTTTAATTTTGGATTATACGTCATCAATTATCAATCAATATGCCTCAATATGCCTAGTATTGATGATTATTCGGAATAAAATTGATTAATAATATTTTTTGGTATTATATAAAATGTTTAGTGTTTGTTACTATCAATGTTTAATGCGCCTTCACTTAGATGAAAGATTGAATACAAATAACCAGTCTTCAATAAAAGAAACACAAAATACTATAAGTACAAGTACAAGTAAAATTACAACTACAAATAAAAATACAAATAACAAATCCTAATATTATATTATTTGTGTAATAAATAAAATTGAATATATATTTTCATTTTTTATTTTTAAAATGAAAATATATCTAGAAGCAAATATAGGTGCTGGTAAATCAACATTAATTAAAAATTTATCTGAAAATACTTTTAATACTTTTAATACAAAATTTATCCCTGAACCATTAAATGATTGGGAAAAATTAAAAGATATTAATGGTACCAATATTTTAGAACATTTTTATAATGACCAAACAAAATGGGCATTTCCATTCCAAATGAATTCTTTTATTAGTAGAGCAAATAAATTGGATAATATCGATGCTGAAATACTAGTTTCAGAGAGGTCTGTATTTACTGATAGATACTGTTTTGCACAAAATTGTTTTGATACAAAAAAAATGAATCAAATAGAATGGGATATATATTCTAATTGGCATAGTTGGCTTGTGGATAAATTTAATTTGAAAGCTGATGCATATATTTATTTAAACACTAATCCTGAAAAATGTTTTGAACGTATTAAAAATAGGAATAGAAATGGAGAATCAGATATCCCATTAGACTATCTTAAATTATTACATAAAAAACATGATGATTGGTTAAGTAATGAAACTGTACCTATTTTAATGGTGGATGGTGATTGCGAATTAAATAGTAGCAAATATTATGCTAATATAGATAATATTAAAGAATTTATAGAAACTATTGGGGTTCAAAAATATGGAGTCCCTAAATAGGATTATATAACATAGTGTAATGCACATGGTGTCTATTCCTTTTATAAAATGCAAATAACCACCCTATAAATGTTATTATAAATAAAAAAACAACAATTAATACTATCTGAATATCATTACAACAACTTATATTTATATTAGTATAATTAGTTGAATTAGTACCTTCTAATACAGGATAACTAAACATAATTTATTTTTATAATTTATTTTTAAGTATTAATAATAATAGAAATTAAACCAATTATACTAAATATAATAGATATAATAATTATAAATATATAAGTACTATATCTATTTTTTGATATTGAATCTTTATAAATTTTTATATACACTAATAATGGGAATATAATAGATATGAAATATGTAGCAATACATCCAAATAAAGTTAGTATAAATGTAAAATTTGGTATTATATATGAAATACCTAATGCTAAAGTATAAACAAATACTCTTATCGAATACGATTTATATAAATCTGCTTCAATTGTTTCTAAAACGGGGTAAAGTATTAGAGAAGTAGTTACTATAGGATTAATTATTACTAGACCTATGGTAATTTTAGTAAATAAATCATTATCATCTAAATTTAATGTAATTTCTGGTTTGACTTGGTTTCCAAACATTAAATACCCACAAAAACCATAAATAAGATAGAATGTAACCGAAATATAGTAAGGTATGTCTATGATATTTTTTAACTTGTTACTATTAGATATATTTATAAATATAGAGGGAAGTACTGCATGTCCCCCAAAGCATATAATAAATA